CATCTGAATCAATAATAAATAATTTAGTTAAACCACCATCATCTTTTGCAAATAAATGTACTTTATTACTAGCCGGTGAACCAGGATTAGCTCTTTCAACTAATTCAACTCCTTGAGCCATAGCATCTACAGCTCTACCATTAGCAACCATATTATCTAACTTAGCTTCTGTTAGAATGTCGCCTGCTGTCCAAACTACTGATATATATGTAACTTCTGCCATAATTATTCCTTCTTAAATAATAGCACATTGGTATTAGCTTTACTAACCTTGAACTTCGAGTTAGGCTTGTTAAATTGCCTTCCAATACTATTCTCTTTTTCTAATTTTTTAATTATTTTTTCTGGTAAGGTCATATTAGCTCTAAAATCTCTAGTATCATTTCCACAACAACATTCTAAACATAATTCCTGAGTAATTGGGGAGATATGGGGAGTTAAACAACCAGTCCATTTAGTACCTTTTGTTTCTTGTACATAATGAAAATCGCACCAATCTACTAATGTTTTATCAGAAGCCCAACAATAGCCTTGAATAGCCTTACATTTCTTGCAAGTAATCTTATAAAACTTTAAATTAGTTTTATCTCTTGGACATTCTAAATATTTAGTATTAGCCATTAATTGCTCTCTCTGGCTAATAGGCATAGCTATTAAATCTTCTTTCCATTTTTTTATGACTTTCTGACATTCACAATTAGCTCTATCAACAGGAAAGAAACCAAACACACTTATTTGTTTATTAGGAGTTTTTTTAACTACATCTCCCATTTCTTTTGAAGTACATACATTTCTCATTGTTTTATTCCTTATAAATTTAACCTAATTATTGTTTTATTCCTTCCTTAGAAATTAATCTTGCATATAATAAAGCATGATACTGTCCACCTAAAATATCAACAGTATCTACCCCGGCATTGGATAAACCATATAATTCAACATAAGCATCTTTATTTAAATAAATTTCATCATTTATTTCAACACTTATATCATCAGTAGCTCCACCTACATGAATATAATTACTAGTAGTTAAAGAACCATTAATATAAATACCTATAGCATAAGATTTATCTGCTATTACATTAGTAAAATCTAATTTACCTTTAATTGTATATAAACCACTAACAGGAACAGTAAATTTATTAGTATCTAAAGCAAAGCTTACTCCTAAATCATAAATAGCTTTATCTAATAATATTTTAGTCCAAGTAGTATTAACTAAATTGGTTTGATTACTATCAAGATAAACACGAAAGCCTACCCTCTCAATGGGTTTTCTTATATCGCGTCTAATAGATTCAGTTGTTGCTGTCATAAGGCCTCATTATTTGTTATTAATCTTAATGTTAAATTCTGTATAAAAGAACCAGGTTCATAAACACCTTGAATACCAATTAAACGATAATTAGTATAAGTAGATAAATCAGGGTCTTTAACTCGAATTTGATCTCTAAGTTGTAGCTGAGGAATACCCCTTATTTGTAATTTTAGCATTCCATTTGGTTGACTATTTCGCTTAACTAAATTCTGTGCCATTGATTTAGCAAATCTAACTTTATCAATAAACTCATTTTTAATATCTTTTTGATGCTCATTATAACTATCAATAGAGTTATCATCTTGATATACCTCTCTTATTTCATAATCAACTGTTGCGGGCGTTCCTCTTAATCTTAAAAAATTTACATAAGCTGTACCAGCATTATTATTTGTAATAACTAATTTAGCTGTTTTAGTAAAAGAAGTTAAAACAATATCTATATCGCTGGATATATTAGAGCCAGCTCCATCTGTTCCTGTAAAAGCTGTATAATCAATAGTTTCCGATGGATCAGTTAAACTAAAAGCTGGATCTTCAAATTGTGCCCAAATAGTTAAAGTTTCTCCAGCTTCAACTTCTTCTTCAATTCCATCACGCCATACTTCAGATTCACCTTTTACACTTCTTGGTGCGCCTTGTACAAGTACACGATTAATAATATCACTACTAAAATCTTGTCGCCAAGATAAAATATCATCAGGGTTTATTGTCCAAACCGCAGAATTATAAGGAATTTGACTATATTTATCTCTATTCTCAAATCTCAAAATACCATTCTCATCTTGATAAAAGACCGCTTCTTCTGCTTCACAAATTTGTCTAATTCTAGAACCTGCTGTCTGACCTTTTTCAAACCAAGCAAAACCTACAGTATTTAAACCCATATCTAACTGATAATTTAATGAACCTACCCCAGCCCTAGACAAAATATCTTGGATAATTTCATCACTTCTTTGATCTTGATAAATGGTAGTTTCTTGAGGTTTTTCATTTAAAAACTTCATAAAATCATAAGCAGTCATTGTAACTTGTCGTCTTAATTTATCTTCTTTAGGTTGTAAAGTTAAGCCTTCAATAATAGGAATAGTTTTAACTTGACCAGCTACTTCAAAACCAAGTAATATTTTAACCGGTCTATTTGGTTTTAAAGCAGTGCCTATTGTAGAATCATAATTAGGAGTAAATCTCAAATCAGTATTATCTAAAACAATATCAGCCATAGCCATAGCTATCCCACCTAAAGGTTCTAGTAAATGTCGTTCGTATTCTAATCTAATAACTTGTTCAGTTTCATCAAAATATAAATAAGAATCAGCTTCATTAATAGCTAAATCTCCAGTACCTCTAACAATGTCAAAACCACCAACAATAGATGATCCAACTACAGCATAAGCGTCCACATTAACCTGTCTAGTCCAAGCCACTAAAAATTTTGCTCTTAATGGTCTTATAGTAGCAGTACAAAGACTATCAAAAGGTGTCCATATTGAATTCGAGCTAATTCCTGAGCCTTGCATATTATAGTACTTCAGTTAGTATAATTATTAAATTTTCCTTATAAATTTTACCTGTTGGTGGATAATTTCTACCACTAATATTTATCAAAACATCAGTTGGTCCTATACTTAAATTTGTTTCATCAACTGTAAAAGTTCTTACTAAATTTAATTCATATTCAGATAAAATGTTATTCACTTGAGTAGTAGTTAAAAAAGAAAATTCAAGTGTATATCTCTCTTTTCTATTTTCTACTCTTTTAGTCGTTTCACCATGAATTACAATATTGCTAGCACTAGTTTCAATAAAATCCCTAGTTAACTTATCTGGGCTAGGTAAAATGATTTCTCCTAAACTATATGCCATATTCTTATTCTCCTAATAATTCAGAAATACTTTTATTTTGACTAGCGGCAATTTGTTTTAACGAAATATAGAGTTCTTCAGCTATATTTCTCTTTTCTGTTTCTGTACCAGCATATAAGCCAATTTGAACAGTTAAACTAACTCCCGCACCACTATCTCCACCTGTTCTACCTACAGGATTAATTTGCTCACCTCCATGTACCATAGCTAGAGCAGGTTGACCAATCGGACCAGGAACAACACCGCCTGTAGCAAACCAAGGAATACCTAGATTATGCGCTCTATCTTTTAATCCACCCCAAGCTTCCTCTAGGTTAGGTAAATCTAAACCTATTTTTATAGTTGGTCTAAAGTTATTAATTAAGTTCTTTATATAACTAATTACGCCATCAACTTTTTCTTTTATAGCATTAAACTTTTCTACTACTGCATTATATAGATCAGATATCCAATTAATTACTGTATCCACCATCCAAGTGAAAGAGTTAACTATAGCGTTAACTAAATCTGGAACAATAGAATTACCTACTAAGGTATTGTATAAAGCTTGGAAGAAGCTAACTACACCTTCAACAAATCCTTTTACGAATTTAATTACTGCTGTTAGTGAATTATCAAAGAAGTCTACCAAACCCGCTAACATTTGTTTAAGACCTTCAAACGCTCCTTTTAAATCTCCTTCAAAAAGAGCAGTAATGAACTGCACCATTCCTCTAAAGAATTGAATAATACCTTCTATGGATTGTGCTATATAAGGCATAGCATTAGCTATACCATTTACTAAACCTGTTATCACTCCTAGGACTGCGGCGATTACTAAACCAATAGCTGTAGCAATAGCTGTCATTAGATTCATTAATTGTTCCCCTATAACGGGGCCTACTGCATCAACAAAAGGTCCGAGAACTTCCATTAGAGCATCAAAAGCTGGTTTTATTTGTGTTTTAATAATCTCACCAGTTAGTTTAAAGTTCTCAATAATCTTTTGAAACAAAGGGTCTAAGGCATCTAAGATTGGTTTTATTCTGTTATATATACCTTCTAAAGTATCAACAATAGAAGCATTACCTTCCATTCCTCCAAAAGCTAAGAAGTTTTTAGCCTTCTCATAAAACCCGCCTAATATATCTACTATTCTTAATGTGTACCAATCAATTTTTTCATGTAGGTTTTCAAAGAAAGTAATTAAACCTCCCATCTCACCTGAGACGCCAAAGCCTTCGAATATTTGTTTAATTCTTTCTACCTTACCTTTGATAAACTCAACAAGAGGTCCGAACTTACCTTGTATAGTAGTAACTACATCACCAATTTTATCGTTTAAACTTCCCCATATCTTAATTAAGCCCGCTACAGCAAGCGTAATTCCTGCTATAGTAGCAATAGCTACAGCGTGAGCCATTACAAAAGAAGCAACCATAACACCTACTGTATAAGCGAGTGCGGTAAAAAAGCCTATTACTAATTCTTTATTATTAACTAAGAAGGTAACTAATTGGCCTATTGCATCAACACCTATAGATACTGCCATAGCTATTTGATTTCCCCAAGCTTCAATAGTAGCTCCATTTTCAGATACCCACCAAGACATATCTTTTATAACACCTGAAATAGCGCTGATAACAACAACTAAAGCAGGTTCAAATGCTTTTCCAATTTGTGCAGTAAAATCAGGAATGATACGACCAGTTAATGATCTAAATTGTTTACTAACAGACCCCATAGCGGCATCATAAGCACCGGCTGTTCTTTTCCCTGCCTCAAGAACTGCATTTACCATTGCTTGTTTCTTTTGAGCTTCATCTAGTTCACCAGTTACACCACTAACAGTTTGTTTATAATCGTCATAAATTTGATCTAAGCCCTTTACAATACCGAATTGCTTTAGCAACATAGGTCGTTGCATAACAATGGCGTTAGTGAGGGTTTCAGTAGCTTCAGATGAGTCTAAACCAGCAACCACAGCCAAATCTTTAGCGGCAGTAGCAATTTTAGTAGCATCAGCTAAATCTAATTGACTTTGAATAAATAGAGAAGTTATCTGTAAAGCTTTATTGTGAGCAATATTCATGCCTCTTAATGACTTTACAGTTCCATCAACAGCATCTTGAGAAATATTGTTAGCTTTAGCAATAGCATTAAGAGCAAAACCTAACTCGGTAACTCTAGCGGCACTCATACCTGCTTTAATAGCTAATGCGACTAAACCAGTTGCCATAGCAACAGTAGCTACACCAACCAATTTGAGATCAGAACTTAGATTTTTAGCACTCTTACCTAAAGTCGAAAGTTTTTTATCAAAGCTTTTGAGGGTACTTGAAGCGTTATCTTGTGCGCTTATTATTACTTTTACATTTGTATTAGCACTCACGACATCCTCCCAATTTTAACTGCTCTACCTTTGTAATTATCTGTTTTTTTATGACAAGGCTCACATAAAGTTATTCCATTTTTTAAATTCCATAATTGATTACATTTGTAAGCTTTTTGCATTGAATCTATTTTACACTCTTTTAATATACTTGTAAAAGATTTTATATGATGTGCTGTAATATATACCCCAATAACTCCACATTTTGTACAAGTATAATTATCTTTTTCAAAAATGCTTGTTCTCCAAAGCTTATATTTTTTACAAGCTCGTATTCTATGATCGATTATAGAAATACCACCTCTCCAATTAGGATTGTTTTTTCCAATTTTTTTACCTAAATGAGATAAACTAAGTTTTTCTCTATGTTCTTTAGAAAGTTTTTTATCTTTATTCCAAGTAGGCTTACCTTTTTTTGACTTCCAATAACAAGAAAAGCCACAATACTTACTTTTGGTAACTCTACAAGGTGACACCAAAAATGATTTTTTACACCATAAACAAGATTTTTTTATCCTTCGATCATTAAAATTATTTCCTTTTATACCTATCCATTTACATTTATTAGAACAATACTTAGACAAATTTTTTCTACGAATAGGAACAAAATATACTTTTGAACAAATATGACATATTTTTTTTATCATATATTAATTATGACTTCTATATTAGTATTAATCAATAAATCTTATCACTTTTTACTAGCTCTTTCCATTTTTTTACTTCGAGCTTTCTGGATATCACCTATTATATTCATAATTTCTTTATTATGTAAGTATTCTTCCATAGGTTCATCCATAAAATCTTTGTACGACAAACCAAACTCTTTTCTATAAGAATAATCACTTAAGATACCTAATGAATCGGATAAAATACTATTTGAATTGACGCGAATCTTGCCCTTAGCAGTTAGGATTTCCCTAACTCCTTGGTAGAGTTCTCGGTTGCGTCTTGGGATAAAAAACTTAAAGCCCTCGATAGTACCATTATTGGTAATTCTTCTAGGTCATTAACCTCTAAATCTACTAATTTGCCATTATCAAAGGCTTTTCCATCAACAAATTTGGTTTGAATTAATTCTAAAATAGAATCTAAACCTTGACTTACATTATTATTATTTACATCCTTAACTTCAGCTAGACTTGGAAAGGTTTTTTTTACATCGGCAACACTCAAAGCTCTTAAATTAATATAAGCATCTTTCCAATCAGGAGCAACAAAAGCAAGGGAAAATTTTTTTACAATACTAAATTTTGACATAATATGTCTTTCATTTAATTACTATTAATTACATTCAATTATTAAGTATAAGTTGTTACTGCATTTACTAACTGGCAAAGATGAATGATCTGTTGGTCATTTGAAACATCTCTGTTAGCTTTAAATGAAATAGTTTGTGTAACAATATCGTCTAGGTCGTAATTTGGTTCCCAATCGAAGAAATCAACTTTAGGCAGTTGTAGAGTAAGGCTTGGATTAGTACTACCACTACCTAATTTTTGGTCAGTATTAGTAAACTTAATTTCTAGAGCTCTATTACTACCATTCTTCATATAATTTTTATAGGTTTCAGCTTCGTAATTCAAAGTAATCGAACCCTCAATAGCTAATTGTCTATTTAAAATATCTTCTGGTTCAGCAGTTCCAAGCACATCATCTAGAGCAACATTTTTACTAATACTAAGATTAATAGATTTAACTGAAATAGCCGTTGCTGCGGCAATTCCTGAAATATCAGTAGCAATTTTAACTGATAAATGTTTTTTAGTAAATTTATTCTCTGCAATAGCATCTGGAACAGTTAAACCTGTGTCCCTAGAAGCTTTACTCATAAAAGAAGCACTATACATTAGCACTTGATCTAATTCAGCAGTTAATTCTAAAGAATCTAACATTACTAATTTGTAAAGTTCGGTTGTATTCTCGTCAGTTACTAAAAATGATAAAGATTGGTGTTGGTTGCTCTGACTAACAGTAAAAGAATGGATATAGGCCTCGTCAGTTGGTCCAGAAACGGAGTATGAACCTAACATGGCATATAATAGTAAGCCAAATGAATTATCCCGTACTTCGCCTTCTAAATCACCTTGACCATATTTAGTAGTAACAAAGGCTTCTTCTGAATCGGCAATATTACCTAAGGAGCCAATTGAGCGAGCTTTTACAACTTTATCATCAAATGAAAATGATGTTCGGGGTAATTGATATGAAGCTTCTGCTCCAGCTCCTCTTGTAGATTCTCTACCAATACCTAATTTTACGAGTCTTCCGATGAATTTTGACATATCTGAAATAAATTATGGACTGCTATATATTGTTTGTCAAGTTTATATATTAGCTAATATCCACAGAAATCCTTATGCTAATTGTTATTTCTGACATTATTAATTGATCTTCTTGAAGTTCTCCCCATCTTCCAGGGGTAGCAAAGATGTTTAAAAAGGTATAATTTGCTGGTAAATTAATACCAACTAACCTATTAGTAGAGCCTTTTTGATCTTCCTGATCGAATAAATCAATTACACTATCAGTTACTTCTTCTAATGCTAAAAAAGCTTCTTCCATATCAGTATCTTTTACATCATAAAATATTCTAGTAATAAAAGAATATGTCCTTATATTTTCAGAAGTAGTTTCATAATCACCAGAATTTTCAGAGGGGACAATGTGACAAGCAGGGTAACCCCCGAATTTAATTTTAGGAACTTTAGATACCTCTTGAATGGTCTCTAAGGTATCTAATAAAGTTGCTATTTGAGGTCTTAATATTTTCCAGGACATAATAGTATTCTACAAAGTTTTAAATGCTTTTACAAATTCTTCCTCTAATCTCTTAGCTGTATCTTGTTCATCATAACTTCTTTGAGCAAATTTTACGCCTTGTGCAAGAAATGGCCTTGCTCTCATAAAACGAGTACCTTCATGTACAAATACATCATAATCAGTATTAGTATTAACTACTGCTGTTAAAAAAGTTAGATTAGCTGGGGAAAAATGAAAACTAGCTCTTAATCTACCTGTATCTACAGGAGTTAATTGGTTACCATAACGCTCAGTTAATGCCGCAAATTTATTAATTTCAGTTTTTAAAAAACCAGTAATATCAACACTACTCATAGCTTTACCAAGTTTAGATAGATTTGGTTTGAAAGCAATATTAATCTGCATATTAATTACTTGGTTCTTCTAGAATCACTTCGAGATGTTGATTTACTCCATAATCTTTTTTAGTGACTTCCCTAACTTTATATTCTTTATTATATTCATCAATAGCAAGATCACCTTCATTTATATTAGATTCAGTATCAGTCCATAATATCCAAGCACGTTCTTCTAAGATGCCTAATCTTTGGCGTGCTTCTCGTGATAGGGATTGAATATGGCTATAGACTGTTGCGGTACTCTGAAAAGCCTTTTTTCGGCCTGTTAAAGTCCTTAAACGTCTAATTATAACTGCTTTAGTGAAGAAGCGGTGGATACTCATATTTGTATAGGAGTTATGACATTTCCTAAGCCGACATCAGCATATTTGTCTAGGATGGCTTTAAGATCGTCATTCTCCATCATTTCCTTTCGGTATTTAACTGAATAATCACCGATTTTTTCTGAATCAATACCAAAACCGCCTTTACGTTTATTCCAAATACCTTCTAAAAGCATCCACATGGCTAATTCTATATCACCTGCATCGGTATCCGATAAAAAAGTAGTAGAATTGTCATAATCATAACCAGCAGTATAAGTAACGCGATAGCCTTGATTAGTTCTATTAAATCTTAAACCACTAGCTCCAATAATAATGCCATTAGCATAATCAATATGATAATACTTTGAATCTACTTCAGACCAACTATCCTCATTTACCCCACTAGTTCTTCTTTCTAATTTAAAAGTAGCAGTAGTGCTAACAGGGAAATTATTTAAATTAATAGTATTTGAATTTTCAGTAGTATAAAGTTCTGAAGTATAAACAGCTTGTTTAAAACTCTTACCAGTATAATTTTCAATAAAATCAGTAGATGAATTTATTAAACGTTCCATTACAGATAAATTAGTTCCAGATAATGTACCTAGGCCAGCATAATCTGAGGCTCGTTGAACAGTAGTTAATGCAGAAGATTTAATTGACATAATTAAGCTAATTATTACACTTAATCATATAGCAAGCAAGTTTAAGAAAATATTTACTATTTATCGTTTAGATCTAAAAATTCTAGGACTTCTAGATTTTGATGATAAACTTCGATTACTATATGTAGGAGTAGGTACGATTCTCTTTTTTTTAGGAGCTTTAGCTACAGTAGCAATACCCCTATCAATTAAGTCATGAGCTACATTTGAGGTAACTTCTCTAATTTCTTTAGTAGCTATGATTTTTATTTTTATCATCTTAGTAGAAGATAAGTGTTATAGTTAGTTTTTAGAATCTGCCCATTCTTTCAAAACTTATCTTATCTTCTACCAAGATGACAAGCATCTTGGCACTTTAGCCGAATTAATCCTCTAAAATATGTGTATATTGAGTAATAGAGCTATACAAAACTCCTAAATTCGACACGAATAGTACTAAATACCAGTTAATTTAGCGAATGGTGACATAATAACTGCTCTACCATCAACTCTCTCGACTGCTTTAATTTCCATTGCATTTCTGCGCCAGGCATCTCCACCTTCAGTAGTTGTAGTGACGGACATTGTCTGTCTGTCAGCAATTATATATTGACTCCAATCTCCAAAGTAAAGTTGTGCTTGGTTGATATCGTTCTGTTCATAGAAAGGGTAGCCATAAAGGGTGTCAGGAAGTCTTACAACTTCTGCACCACCACCTACACCACCTTTAGCATCACGCCAAATGTAGTTTCCGGCAGTATCTTTAATACCACGAAGGATTCTCTTAACATAACGATTAGCAACGAAAGCAGCTTTAGGTGACTGGCTAACTCTTTGAGGAACAAGATCAATTAATGCCAAAATATCGTCAAAGGAGATTGTAGCTCCTGCGATAGCTTGGTTAGAAATTGTTTCAATCGAAATACCTCTAGGTTGTCCAGAACCTGTACCAGTAAAGAATGCTCTATCTTCAGCACCCCCGATTGCTTCGGCAAATAATTCAATGATGAACGAAACGAGGTTAATGTTAGCGTCAGCTAGTAACTGTTCAGAAACAGGTAGCAAACACACTAAGTCGTTTGGTGCAAGAGTTACTTGACCAAATTCTGCGGAAGTTGTTGATTTAGATGCATATTCACTTGTCCAGTAGGCCGTTGGCCTTGCACTTAAACTATTTAGCTTCAAAGTATCGGTAGACATTGGAAGAACTCTTGCGAGTCTTCGCATTACAGTCATATCAGGTAAAACTCTGAAGACTTCGGTTCTTAATTCTTCTGGAACTAAGTAGCCTCCATCAGCAGGAGTACCTTCGACTAATGCTCTCAATACTTGTTGGGATTGTGGATGATTGTTAGAATAAACTAAGGCTTTAAAAAAAGTCGCAATCTTTTCGTCTTTGCTAAGATTAGCAATATCTGTAGGATATGAAATTTCTTTTAAACCACCCCAGCTAGTATAGATTTTGGTCTTAATGGTTTCATTAAGCTCATTTGTATCTTTTTCGCCAAGGTCTTTCTTATCGCTAATAATACCAGCCAATTTCTGGGCGATATTACTTGCGAGGTCAGCAACCACTTTAGCATCCCCACCTTTCTCAGGAGTTTCCTCCACAGGTGTCACGACTTCAGTTGGTTTAACACCATCTGCCTTTAGTCCATGCTTTTCCAATAAAGCTTTCATGTCAGCTTCAAATTTTTGTTGATTCATATATTTTCGGTTTATAATTTCCAGTATCTATCAATACTGCACTCAAGGATTTTTTTATTAAATTAAAATCTAATAAAAGTTAACCTATATTTACTCCTTTCTCGACGAGTCTTGTTTATATAATGATAGGGCTAAATTAATTACTTCAAGAGCTTTTTTATTTTGCTCTATAGAAGGATTTTGTTGATTTTGTTTCTTTAAGACTTTTTTAATTAAGCGATTAGTATGCTTTTCTTCTCTTTCCAAAGACAATACTTGGAGTTCTTCAGTTAAACCTGCTAATACTTGATCTTCTACCATTTTAAAAGTAGGAACATCTTTTTCAAATTGTTTATAATGTTTCTTTAAATGATTATAAACTGATTTACGATCTTCTTCTGGAATTTCAGGGCCACCTTTAGCACCTAAAAGTTTAGCCATAGCGGAAGCAACTCCTCGCCAAACAGTCTTATGACCTTCAGCTTTATGATGAGGAAGTTTGTAAGAAGCCTTAGTATCAGCTTTATCAGCGTCAAACCAAGTACATATTACTTTTAAATCAGAAGTTTCAGCTTTTGCTACCTCTCCTGGACCATCCCAAGGCTCTGTTTCAGGTAATGTTTCCAAATCCTTAAAACGAATAACACCTTTTTCCTCTTTTTCTTCAACTACTTCTTCCTCAACAACTTTCTCATTCTCAACTATTTTACTTACTTCAATTATTTCTTTTTCTTCTTCTTTAGGAGCGTCAGAAACTTCAATAATTTCTGTATCTTCCTCTTTACCAACTTTTTGGTCAACTTTAACTTCTTCATCTTCTTTTGGTTTTTTATCAGATTTACTTTCTGAATCCACTACTTCTTCTTTTTCAGTAGGAGTAACTTCATCTTCTATAATTTCTTCTATAACAGGGGCTTCTGTTTCTATTACTTCTTCTTCTTTTTCCTCAGCAACTTCTTCAGTTTTAAGAGGCTCATTTTTCTGTTCTGGGTATAATTCTGCTAATTTTACAGGAGCAAAACGAGTATCTTTTAAACTTCTAAGAGCTACTACAGCTTCAGGATTAGCAGGAACAGGAACAAATGAAAGTTCTAATAAATCTTGTTTAGTATATTTTCTACCTCCCCAGAAATTATCAGGGTCTAAATCTTCCCATTCACTAGGTAAAAAACCTACTGAAACAGTATTAATAAAACCTTCTTTAATCTTACGGAGAATTTCAACTGCAAATGAATCAGCTAAATCCATTTGAATTTTAAACATTAGCTTTGCAGCTTTTGTACCTTTACCTTTAACCCAAACTCTAAGAGCTTTACCAATAGGAGGTCGTTCTTCACGAACATTATGTCCCCAAAGAATAACTGGATTTGTTTTAAAGTTTTTTAATGTCCAACCTTTTTGATCGATTATATCGCCCATTCTGTCAATAACGGCAGTTGATCCAACAACGGCATCAATTGTACCTTTCTCAAGATTAACATTCTCTTTTTGAACTATAGCTTTGGTATGGAGCATTTTTTTCGACATATCTGTAATAAATTATGTACTGTTACAATTTAATTGTCAAGTTTATAGGACTTCTTCCAAACTTAAAGTTAAAGAGGCCAAATAATCCGAACCAATTATATTATACATAATCCTTTTTATACTAATTAATACTGAAACTGTAGCAATATTTAAACTATCTGATCTTACCATAAAATCAACAGCACTATTCTTATCTACTATCGTCATAATAACACTAAGCTCAAACATAGTTAATGTTTCCCATTTTAGCGTATAAATCTCTTTATTTAAAGTTCTAACATCCCTAACAGTTTTTCCTGTAATAGTTTGATAATCTCTACTTATAGTTTTAAATACTCTTGAAAAACTTTTTGGCGTTCTTAAACTAACCCCATCTAAAACATAGTCAGAATAAATAATACTTACACTCGGACTAATACTAACTGAAGGACTTACACTAGGACTTAAAGATGGGCTTAAACTAGAACTAATGCTAGGAGATAAAGAGCTACTAGGTGAAAGGGATGGGCTAAAACTCAGACTAATAGAAGGACTTAATGAAGGACTAATAGAAGAACTTAAACTTGAGCTTATACTCGAACTTATAGAAGGCGATAAACTAGGTGATAAAGAAATTGAAGGGGATGTTGAAGGTGAAATACTATTAGAAATAGATGGAGATAAACTTGGACTTATAGACAAACTAAGGGATGGTGAAATAGAGGGACTTAAACTTGAACTTAATGAAGATGAAATACTAGGACTTAAACTAGGTGATAAAGAAACACTAGGGCTTACACTAGGTGAAAGGGATAATGAAATACTAGGAGATAAAGAAGGACTTATAGATGGTGATAATGAAATCGATGGGCTAATACTAGGACTTAATGAAGTTGAAGGAGAAACTGATGGACTTATTGAAGGTGAAAATGAAGAAACTGAACTAGGAGAAATACTAGGAGATA